CGACGCGGACGCCGGGTTCGACCCCCGGACTCCCTCACTCTGCATCGTGGGTTACGAGGACGACGTGATTCGCGAGCTGCGCATCCTGTGGCGGCTGCGGCCGGTGATTCAACGATTCAAGGAGCTCAGCAAGATGAAGTTCTCTGTCAATGTTGCGATTCAGATGCTGGCGTTGGCGGCGCAGGGATTGAACGCCACCATGGACCTGCTACCCGGGCGCGGCAAGTTCTGGGCCATGGTCGGGCTGTCGGTGGTGCAGGGCGTGGCTGCCGTGCTCGCACACTTTGCTAATCCAGACGGCACGCCGGCCGAGGCGCCGTACATCAAACAGTGAATCCGGACCTCCACATCCAGCCTTGGCCCACCGAGCGGCTGATTCCCTTCGCCCGGAATCCGCGCACGCACAGCGAGGAGCAGGTGGCGCAGGTGGCGGCGTCGATCGCCGAGTTTGGGTTTGTGAACCCGATCTTAGTGGGGTCCGACGGCGTGATGATCGCCGGCCATGCGCGGCTGGCGGCGGCGCGGAAGCTGGGCCTGGCCGAGGTTCCGGTGATCGTGCTGGAGCACCTGACGCCGGCGCAGAGGCGGGCACTGGTGATCGCCGACAACCGGCTGGCTCTCAGCGCGGGCTGGGATGAGGAGCTGCTGCGGCTGGAGCTCGAGGCCTTGCGGGAGGAGGATTTCAACCTCGACCTGCTGGGTTTCGGCGAGGCGGAGCTGGAGGCGCTGCTGGCGGAGCCGGAGGCCGAGGCCCCGGGGCTGACGGACGAAGACGCCGTCCCGGCGGCGCCGGAGGCGGCGGTCACAGTTTCCGGCGACGTGTGGGCGCTTGGCGATCACCGGCTGTTGTGCGGGGACGCGACGCAGATCTCTGACGTGGACAAGGTCTTGACGGGCGGCTTGGCGGACATGGTCTTCAGCGACCCGCCGTACAACGTGAACTACGGCGCAACCATGAAGGACAAGTTGCGGGGAAAGAAACGCAAGATCGCCAACGACGATCTCGGTGATGGCTTTGAGAGCTTCCTGCGCGACGCCTGCACGAATATCCTCACCGTCACCAAGGGCGCCGTCTACCTCTGCATGTCGTCGTCCGAGTTGCACACCCTCTACCGCGCGTTCACCGAGGCGGGCGGCCACTGGTCCACGTTCCTCATCTGGGCCAAGAACACCTTCACGATGGGGCGGTCGGATTACCAGCGGCAGTATGAGCCGATCCTGTACGGCTGGAAGGAAGGCGCGGAGCATTACTGGTGCGGCGCCCGCGACCAGGGCGATGTGTGGTTTGTGAAGAAGCCCGTCGCCAACGACCTGCACCCGACCATGAAGCCGGTGGAGCTAATCGAGCGGGCCATTCGGAACTCGAGCAAGAGCCGGGATACGGTATTGGATCCTTTCGCCGGGTCGGGCTCGACGCTGATCGCCTGCGAGAAGACCGGCCGGCAGGCGCGGCTGATTGAGTTGGAGCCGAGGTACTGTGACGTCATCGTGCGGCGGTGGCAGGAGTACTCGGGCCGGCAGGCCATGCTGGATGGGGATGGGCGTAGCTTCGAGGAGGTGGCCGATGAGCGGCGGCGAGTACCAGCGTGAGGTCGAGCGGTGCCGGCGGGAGATGGCCGAGGTGGAGGCGTTGCTCCGTGCGGGCCATCCGGACATCGATGGTCTGTGCCTGGCGCTGCACGACTGGGCGCAGGAGTTGCGGATTCTAGAGCGCGAGCGCGAGCGGCGAACCGAGCCGTTCACGCCGCCGGACGCTTCCGCACCGTGCGTTCGATCTCCGGGCCAAGGGTCCGGCGCGCCTGCCGCAGATCGTACTCCGATTGCAGATTGAGCCAGAGTTCGGCGGACGTGCCGAAGTAGGCCGCCAGCCGCAGGGCCGTATCGGCGCTAATCGAGCGCACGCCGTGCACAATGCCGTGAATGCGGTTGGGCGGCACGTGGAGGTCCCGCGCCAGGGCGTTGATGCTGAGGCCGAGCGGCTTCATGAACTCCTCGGCCAGGATCTCGCCGGGATGGATGGGTTCCAGTTGCTGTGGTTTCTTGGCCATGGCCGCCTCTCAGTGATAGTCGACGATTTCCACCTCATGGGCTTCGCCGCCGCGCCAGACGAAGCAGATCCGCCAACGGTCGTTGATGCGGATGCTGTGCTGCCCGGCCCGGCCGCCTTTGAGCGCCTCCAGATGATTGCCCGGAGGGCAACGGAGATCCTCCAGCCGCCGGGCGGCGTGCAGGCACAGCAGCTTGCGCCGGGCCGCCCGTTCGATGGAGCGGAAGCGCGGCACAAGCTGGTCGGCGAACAGCGCGGCCGTGTCCCGGCATCGAAACGAGCGGATCAAGTTCCAGTCTATGACACGGATGGTATTCCGTCAACAGTAATAGAGGCCGGCCATCCGCCGGGCGAGGCAACGGCGGCGCCGCTGGATGCGGTCGCCGCCTGGCTCGTTCTGGGCGGAACGGATCGAAGGGATTGGACGGCAGAATACAGAAGCCGCCAGCGACGAAGGCTGGCGGCGGAGGAGCGGCGCGGAGGCTACTGAGTCTTGATTCGATACGCGCGGGCGCCTTCGGCGGTCTTGAGAGATTCGACCGTGAGTCCCATCTTCTTGCCGAGGCCTCCGGACAGGAAGCCGCGGACGCTGTGGGGTTGCCAGCCGGTGGCGGCCATCAGCTCGGCGAGCGTGGCGCCCTCGGGGCGGCGCAGGAGCTCGAGGACGATGGCCGTCTTGGTGCCCGGGCGCGCTGGGGGCGATCCGGACGGGGCAGTGGCCTCCTTGGGCGTCCTGGCCTTTTTCGGCGCAACCTTGGCGGCCTGGGGCGCAGGAGGGGCCTTTTCTCGGGCCGGGCTCGGCGCCAGGCGCTGGAGGGCGCGCCAGATCCGGTTGACGGCCGTCTTGCGGTCGGTGAACTTCTTGACCGGTTTGAGATCGTCAAAGGGGACCACGCCGGCAAAGCCGTTCCAGATGTCGACGAGCTGGCCTACGGAGAGCGGGCTCGATGCCAGTTCGGCCTCGGAGGTGACGACCAGGCGCGGATCCGAGTCGGCGGCGGCCGCCACGGCTTGTTTGGCTTCAGCCACCGTGGGGTAAGCGGTGACGTTGGTTTCGAGGATGGCGAATGCAGTCATGGGTAGTTGTCCTTTCATCGGGTCATGCCGGTGAGTTGGCCGGCGTCGGTGATGGTTAAGTTTTTGTAGTAGCCGCTGCGGAGACGGACCCATCCGGCGGAGGATTTCAGTTCGTACCGGGCGGCGATACGGCTGAGCTTGAGGCGGTAGGTCGTGCCGTTTTGCGTCTTCTGGAGGTGGCCCCAGCGGTCGAGGGCCCACCCGTGGCGGCGGGCCCAGGCGATTAATTCTTCGCGGGTGATGGCCATGGTTGTCTCCCTTAGCCGTGGATCAGACCTCGGTCCAGGGCGGGTTCGATCACGCCGAGGGTGGCCCGGGCAAGGGCCACGTGCTTTATGGCCTCCTGAAGCTGTTCGGCGGCCATTTCCTCGCTGAAACCTTCGGACACCTCGTTGTGGTAGTCATCGGCCGCCATGGGCAGCATGTCGATGAGTTCGCTGAGCTGTTTCATCAAGTCTTCCTTGGTGATTGTGGCTGTTATCTGTTTCGGCATGGTTTAGTCTCCCTTATGCTTGTAAGGAACCGATTAACGCTTCTGCTTTGTTAATCATGGCTTTGAGCTCCGCTAAATGCTTGCGCTTTCCCTCTTCTTCGAACTGGCCATCGCATGCTTGTTGGAGTTCTTTGTAGGCTTTCATCAGCGCCGCTACTGCGTCTTCCAATGATTCACAAGCGTTATCCAAATGAACTAATCTTTCCATCGTCCTTTCTCCTTGCGTGTTGTATCCGTTGATCATCGTGACTTCATTCATCGCTTAACTTGGAAAAAGAGTCAAGGGAAATCTGCGAAGAGTTGGTATCTTTATTCGGCGTGTTTTCTAGCACTTACGGGCTTGTAGGCCAAGGTGGCGCGGGATGCCGCTGGTGAGCTTGCGGGCTTACGCCAAACACCGTGGCGTGCGGCTTTCAGCCGTCCAGAAGGCGATTCAGACCGGGCGGATTCAAACCACGCCGGATGGGCGGATCGACAGCGAGCAGGCCGATGCGGACTGGGAGGCCAGGACGCGGCCGGGACAAGGCAGGGCGGCGCATCGCGGAACAGAAACCCCGCGCGGCGAGGCTGCCGGCGGCCTGGATTACTTCAAGGCGCGGGCCATCCGCGAGAGCTACCTGGCGCGGCTGGCCAAGATCGAGTTCGAGGAGAAGACCGCCAAGCTGGTCAGCCGCGACGAGGTGCAGGTGGCGGCCTTCACCTTGGCCCGCACGGTGCGCGACAACCTGTTGAACCTTCCGGACCGTCTGGCGGCGTTGCTGGCCTCGGAGTCCGACGCCGACCGGGTGCATCAGATTCTGACCGGGGAGATTCGCAAGGCGCTCGATGAGCTGGCCGGCGCAAACGGCAACTGAGGTTTACCAGGAGGCCTTCCGCGCGGGGCTGCGGCCGGATCCGCTGCTGACGGTCTCGGAGTGGGCCGACCGCTACCGGCGGCTGTCGGGCAAGTCGGCGGCCGAGCCGGGGCCATGGCGTACCGACCGAACCCCGTACCTGCGGGAGGTCATGGATTCGCTTTCGCCGTCGTCGCCCGTCGAGCGTGTGGTGTTTATGAAAGGCTCACAGATCGGCGGGCCGCTCGCTCTCGATACCGCGATACCCACCGTGGAGGGGTGGACCACGATGGGGACGATTCGTGTCGGAGATCGGGTGTTTGATGAGAATGGCCATCCAGCCTGCGTGATTGCCGTCTCTGATGTCTTCTTTGATCGAGAGTGCTTTGAAGTCACCTTCTCCGACGGCAGCCGCATCGTGTCGGACGGTTCGCACCGGTGGGTTGCCTGGGATGACTTGGGACCCGGCAAACGCCGGCTCGTGAAGACGACGACTGCGGCGATGTACCCGCGGCACAAGGCAGGCGGGCGGAAGCAAAGAAACCGCTTCGCCATCGATGTTGCTGGCCCCCTCTGCCTGCCAGAGTCCCCATTCCCCTTGGACCCCTACCTGCTCGGGTACTGGCTTGGCAACGGCAACGCGGTGATGAACCACATCACCATCCATGAGGACGATCACGAGATTGTGGATCATCTGGCACAATCGCGGGTCAAGGTCGAGTACCGATTGCCCTGGTGGAGAAAGGGCCGCACGGCCGATCTCCTCGTGGATGGCGGGCGCCGGGCGGAAAGACTCAAAGACGGCTCGTTTGGCCCGGTGGCAGTCGCCGAGGGGGAAACGTACTTCATGGGCTGTCTGCGTGACCTCGGCGTTGTCGGCAACAAACACATCCCCGCAGCCTATCTTCGCGGAAGCTTCAGCCAGAGGCTCGCTCTGCTTCAGGGCTTAATGGACTCCGACGGGCATATCTGCCGGGAGGGCCGATGCGAGTACACGACGCACACACCCGCGCTGCTCCGCGGTGTCTATGAACTGCTCATGACTCTGGGCCTGAAAGCCACAATCTACCGGCGGGAGCCCAAACGGCAGGTCATCTGCGGTAGGCCAATGCAGTCGCGAGAGGGTTGGCGCGTCTCGTTCATGGTCTATGACGACATTCCTGTTTTCCGGCTGGGCCGGAAGTTGCGTAGACAGGTAGGCCGCACCGGCCGGCGCACAACCGAGACGGAGAGGCGCAGGATTGTCTCCATCCGAAGAGTCGACTCCGTGCCAGTGCGCTGCATCGCGGTCGACTCGCCGAGTCATTTGTTTCTCGCCGGCCGATCCATGATCCCGACTCACAACACCGAGGCCGGGAACAACTTCGTCGGCTACGTGATTCACAAGTCGCCCGGCCCGATGATGGTGGTGCAGCCCACCGTCGAGCTGGCCAAGCGCAACTCTAAGCAAAGGATCGATCCGCTGATTGAGGAGAGCGAGGCGCTGCGGGAACTGGTCAAGCCGGCGCGCTCGCGTGACTCGGGCAACACGGTGCTGTCGAAGGAATTTCCCGGCGGGGTGTTGGTGATGACGGGGGCCAACTCGGCGGTGGGCTTGCGCTCGATGGCGGTGCGGTATCTGTTCCTGGACGAGGTGGACGCCTATCCGGGGGACGTGGACGGGGAAGGCGATCCAATCAACCTCGCCTACGCTCGCACGCGGACCTTCTCGCGGCGCAAGGTGTTGATGGTCTCGACGCCGCTGGTTGCGGGCTGGAGCCGGATTGAGGCGGCCTTCGCCGAGAGCGACCAGCGGCGTTACTGGGTCCCGTGCCCGCACTGTGGCGAGTTCCAGGTGCTGAAGTTCGAGCGGCTGCGCTGGCCCAAGGGCGAGCCGCAGAAGGCGGCCTATTATTGCATTGCCTGTGAGCAGGCCATCTACAACCACCACAAGGCGGCGATGCTGGCGCGCGGGGAGTGGCGACCGGAAGCCGCCGGCGACGGGCGCACCCGCGGCTACCACCTGTCGAGCCTCTACAGCCCGGTGGGCTGGTACTCGTGGGAGCGGGCGGCCGAGGACTGGGAGAAGGCGCAGGGGGACGTGGAGCGGTTGAAGTCGTTCGTCAACCTGGTGCTGGGCGAGTCGTGGCAGGAGCGCGGGGAGGCGCCCGACTGGCAGCCGCTCTATGAGCGCCGGGAGGATTACCGGATCGGGAGCGTGCCCGAGGGCGGGCTCTTCCTGACGGCGGGCGCGGACGTGCAGAAGGACCGCATCGAGGTGGAGATCGTGGCCTGGGGCCGGGGCAAGGAGTCCTGGTCGGTGGACTACCGGGTGCTGGTGGGGGACATTGCCGAATGGGGCCTCTGGCGGGAGCTCGATGCGCTGCTGGAGGAGGAGTTCAGCGGGCTGCCGATCCGGGTGTTGTGCATCGACTCAGGATACAACCCGCAGTTGGTTTACGACTGGGTGCGGCGCCACCCGCAGGCGAGCTGGGGGCCGGCGGGGGCCCGCGCGCCCCATCCCAAGACGGCAGTGGCGGTCAAAGGCACGGCCCGCTCCGATCGGCTGATCGTGGGCGCGAGCGCGGCCGACACGGCCTCCAAGCGCCGCGCGGTGCGGGTGTGGACGCTTGGGACGCCGGTGGCCAAGTCGCAGCTTTATAGCTGGCTCCGGCTTCCGAAACCGGCCGAGGAGAGCGGCGAGCCGTACCCGGCGGGCTACTGTCATTTTCCGCGCTACACGGAGGAGTACTTCCGGCAGTTGACGGCGGAGAGCTTCATCAAGGGGCAGTGGGTGAAGGACCCCAACCGCCGCAACGAGGCGCTGGATGCGCGCTGCTATGCGCGGGCGGCGGCGGCCATTTACGGCATGGACCGCTTTGCGGAGCGGCAGTGGAGGGAACTGGAGGCGGCGCGGCCGCGGCACAGAACTGAAATGGAGCCGGAGGTGTTGGCGCCGGCTGAGCCGTTGGTCAAACCGGTGCGGCGATCGGTGGTGCGATCCAGTTGGATCCGCGGCGGATGAATTACAAGGATTTTTGCGGGGCGCGGACCCCTCGCAACAAGCCCGCCACGCTCAGATCTTCATCGATGTCCGGCCAGTGAACTCCCTCGCCGTCGCCCAGGAGTTCGAAGCGCTGCCGCTGTTCGGGTGCGGCGCGCACCAGGGCTGGAAACCAAGCCAAGGGAACGGAAAGCCTGCGGCCGTCCACCAGCAAGACAATGAGCTCGTCCTCTGTGACTTGGACCTCGCGGGCCCGCGGCTGCACTTCAACCCCCAAAGTACTCATGCCATGCCTCCAACCAGCTCTGCTGGTGATCTTCCACCATTCGGATCAACTCGCGCAACTCCCTGGCCCCGAAACCACTGGCCGCGGCCAACGCGGCCGAGTCCAACCAGATCTTCGCCAGCGCACGCTCGCGCTGGATGTGGACATGCGGCGGCTCGTCGCTTTCGTTGCTGAAGAAGAACACCCGGTACGGCCCGATCCGCGCAATCGTGGGCATCGATTCCTGTCGATCCGCCCTGAGTGTAACAGAGTCCCTCCTGGCCCGGCGGGGACGACGGGGATGAAACAGGGCGACGGGTGGAGATGGTGCAGGCGCGAGCCAGAAGGCCCACGCCGATGGGGCGGACACGCCGGTCCGCCCCTACAAAGCGCGGCCTGACGGCTTGCTCCACGGTGGGCGGCAGTCATGGCTGGAGCGAGAACACACACGGGAAGTTGAGTTGGGAGGCGCAAGATGGCCTACACGCAATCGCAGTTAGAGGCGCTGGAGGCGGCGCTGGCCAGCGGCACGCTGCGGGTGAGCTTCGAAGGGCGGAGCCTGGAGTACCGCAGCGTGGACGAGCTCAAGAAGGCGATCGGCGAGGTGAGGGCGGGGCTGGCGGCGCAGGATTCGGCGCAAGTGCGATCGCGCATTGTGAAGGTCACAACGAGCAAGGGGTTCTGATGGCGGGCTACTGGCGGAATCTCCTGCGGGCGGCGTTTGCGCCGCTGGTGAAAGCGGCCTCGGGCTATGAGGCGGCCTCGGCGGGCTGGCGCACGCGGGGCTGGTATGCCTCGGCCGAGGGCCTCAATGCCCTGCTGACAGTGGGCGGGGAGGCCTTGCGGTCGCGCTCGCGGGAGATGGTGCGGCGCAACGCCTGGGCCGCGAACGCCATCGACAGCTTCGTGGCCAACGCCGTGGGCGCGGGCATCAAGCCCCAGTCCAAGCACCCCGATGCGGCGGTCAAGCGGCGGCTTCAGGAGCTGTGGCTGCGCTGGACCGACGAAGCTGACGCCCATGGGCTCACCGACTTCTACGGGCTGCAAGCCCTGGTCTGCCGTTCGGCGATCGAGGGCGGCGAGTGCCTGGTGCGCATCCGGTCGAGGCTTCCAGAGGACGGCTTGAGTGTTCCGCTTCAGTTGCAGTTGCTGGAGGCCGAGCATCTGCCCCTGGCCAAGAACGAAGACTTGCCGAACGGCAACGTCATCCGGGCGGGGATCGAGTTCAATGCGATGGGCCAGCGGGTGGCGTATCACCTCTACCGCGAGCATCCCGGCGAGCGGGTGATGTTCGCCAACGCCGGCCAGACGGTGCGCGTGCCGGCCGAGTCGGTGTTGCACATCTACAAGCCCCTGCGGCCCGGCCAGCACCGCGGGCAGCCCTGGTTGGCGCAAGTGCTGGTGAAGCTCCACGAGCTGGACCAGTACGACGATGCCGAGCTGGTGCGCAAGAAGCTGGCGGCCATGTTTGCGGCCTTCATTGTTGAAAACAATCCGGACGACCCGGTGCTTGGGGCCAAGCCGGCCGAGGCGGAGCGGGACCAGGCGGGCGCGGCGCTGGCCGGGCTGGAGCCCGGCTCGATGGTCAAGCTGCTGCCGGGCGAGGATGTGCGGTTTGCCGAGCCGGGCGATGTGGGCGGCATGTACACCGAGTTCATGCGGGTGCAGTTGCGGGCCATCGCCGCCGGGCTGGGCATCACCTACGAGCAGTTGACCGGGGACCTGGAGCGGGTGAACTACTCTTCGATCCGGGCGGGGCTGTTGGAGTTCCGCCGCCGCTGCGAGCAGTTTCAGCACCAGGTGCTGGTCTACCAGTTCTGCCGGCCGGTGTGGCGGGCGTGGCTGGAAGCGGCGGTTTTGGCGGGGGCGATTGAGGCGCGGGATTACCGGCGGCAACAGTATGCCTATCTGGATGTCGAATGGCGGCCGCCGTCCTGGGCCTGGGTGGATCCGCTCAAGGACATGAATGCGGAGCTGCTGGCGGTGCGGGCGGGCTTCAAGCCGCGCAGCGCGGTGATCAACGAGATGGGCTACGACGAAGAAGAGGTCGACCGGCAGGCCGCCGCCGACAACGCACGCGCCGACTCGCTGGGCCTGACCTATGACTCCGACCCGCGCAAGACCACGGGCAACGGGCAGAGGGTGGCCGAGAAGGAGCCGGCGACAGAGACCTCATGAGGAATCTTCCCCACCTGGCCTCGCGCGTGTTCCACACGCCGCTGATGATCGAGCAGAAGAAGCTGGCGGCGATCCTGGCCGTGCTCGCACCTCGCCTCGGATTCGATGCTCCGGGCGTGGAAGCGGCGCTGCTTGCGGAGCAGCGGACGCGGAAGCCTTATGCTGTCACCGAGGCCGGCGTCGCCGTCATCGAGGTGTCGGGCACGCTGGTGAACCGCGCTTCCGGCCTGGAGGCGCAGTCGGGGCTGACCTCGTATGAGCAGCTCGGCAACGAGGTTCTCCAGGCAGCGGCGGACCGGCAAGTGAAGGGGATCCTGCTGCGCTTGGACAGCTACGGCGGCGAGGCCAACGGGGCCTGGGACGTGGCCGATCTGATCGAGCAGGCGGCACAGGCAAAACCGGTCTGGGCCGCGGTTGACGACTGGGCCTTGAGCGCCGGCTATCTGCTCGCCTCGGCGGCGGGCCAGATCTGGGTCACGCGCACCGCCGGCGTGGGCTCGGTCGGCATCATCGCATTACACATTGACCAGAGCGGCTCCGACACGGCCCATGGATTGAAGTACACCGCCATCTATGCCGGCGAGCGGAAGAACGATTTCAGTCCGCATGAGCCGCTGTCGGCTGAAGCGCGCGACGTGCTCGTGGCTGAGATCAACCGGCTCTACGGCATGTTTGTCGATACCGTGGCGCGCCGGCGCAGACTCAGCGCAGAGGCAGTGCGGGCCACGGAAGCAGGCATTTACTACGGTGAGGAGAGCATCGCCCGCGGTTTCGCGGACCGCATCGGCCCGTTCCGGGATGCTCTTGCCGTAATGACCGATTTCATTTCGAAATCCAAGTTCACGAAAGGAGGCACTACCGTGTCTGAAACCATCCTGGATGGAACCATCCAGGCCCCAACCATCCAGGCGGCCCCCAGTCCGCCCGTTCCCGATCCGGCTTCGATCCAGGCGGAAGCCCGCGCCCAGGGCTACGCCGAGGCGGCCGAGATCGTCGATCTGTGCGCCCTGGCCGGCTGCCCGGCGCGGGCCGCGGAATTCATTGAGCGTCAACTGCCGGCCGCCGAGGTCCGGAAACTGCTTCGGGCGATGCGCGCCGAAGCCGAAGCGCCCCCGATCCATTCCCACGTGTTGCCGGAAACCGGAACCCGCGCTCCGGCGGATCTGGAGGATAACCCCATTGTGCAAGCCTGCGCCCGCTTGGGCGCGCGAGGAGGAAAGTAAGCGATGCCCGTTCTGGACGAAACCAACCGCTTGGGCGACTGGCTCAAGTGGGAAGAAGACAACCTTTACAGCCGCGACAAAGTCACCGTCGCGAGCGGCCAGAATCTGGCCACCGGCACGGTGGTCGGCGTCCTCACTGCCAGCGGCAAGGTGACCCAGCTTGCGCCGGCCGCCGAGGACGGCTCGCAAAACGCCGCGGGCGTCCTGCTCCACAGTGTCGACGCCACGGCGGCGGACGCGCCCGGGGTGATCCTCGCCCGCGAGGCCATCTGCGCCGACAGGGGGCTTGTGTGGCCCGCCGGCATTACGGCCCCGCAGAAGGCCGCCGCCCTCAGCCAACTGGAAAACCTGGGCATTCTCGTCCGGGAAGGAGCCTAACCCGTTATGCCGATGCTCAATCCCTTCGCCACCGATGCCTTCCATATGGTCGCCCTCACGGCGGCCCTCAACAAGCTGCCCAACCTCTACGGCCGCCTGGAGCAACTCAACCTGATGCCGGCCGAAGGCGTGCGCACCCGCACCCTGATCCTCGAGGAGATGAACGGGGTGCTGAACCTGTTGCCCACCCGCCCGGTGGGCGCTCCGGCCACCCTCGGCGCCCAGGCCAAGCGCAAGCTGCGCAGCTTCGTCATCCCCCACATCCCGCATGAGGATGTGGTGTTGCCCGAGGAGGTCCAGGGCTTGCGCGCCTTCGGCTCCGACAACCAGTTGGAGGCCCTGGCCAACCTCATCGCCGCCAAGCTCCAGACCATGCGCAACAAACACGCCATCACCCTGGAGCACCTGCGCATGGGGGCCTTGAAGGGGGTGATTCTGGACGCCGACGGCTCGGTGCTCTACGACCTCTACAGCGAGTTCGGCATCACGCCCAAGAGCGTGAACTTCGCCTTGACCACCAACACCACCGAGGTGCTGACCAAGATCCTGGAGGTGAAGCGGCACATCGAGGACAACCTCAAGGGCGAGTTCATGACCGGGGTGATGTGCTTGTGCTCGCAGGGCTTCTATGACGCGCTGACCACCCATCCCAAGGTCAAGGAGGCCTTCCTGTACTTCCAGCGCAGCCAGCAGCTGGGCAACGACTACCGCACCGGGTTCAGCTTCGGCGGGGTGACCTTTGAGGAGTACCGCGGGCAGGCGACCGACGCCGCCGGCAACGTGCGCAAGTTCATCGCCGACGACGAGGCGCACTTTTTCCCGCTGGGCACGGCCAACACCTTCCGGACCTACTTCGCCCCGGCGGACTTCAACGAGACCGCCAACACGCTGGGCCTGCCGCTGTACGCCAAGCAGGAACCGCGCAAGTTCGACCGCGGGACCGATCTTCACACTCAGTCCAACCCTCTGCCGATCTGCCTGCGGCCGGAGGTGCTGGTGAAAGGGACGAAGGCCTGAGCCGGAGCGGTTGGCCGGCGGCAGTGAAGGACCTCGACGCGGCCGTGGTGCAAGCCTTCGGCCGCGAGGTTCTTTACTGGCCCGAGGCGGGCGGCGAGGCCGCGATCCGCGCGGTGTTTCAGCCGGCGCGGGAGGCCGAGGACGCTTCGCCGGGCGTCTACGCGGTGCTGTTTGTGCGGCTGGCGGATCTGCCCGGCGCACCGCGGCGCGGGGACGAAGTCGGGATCGGCGGCGTCCGTTACAAGGTCTTCGACATCGAGCTGGATGCGGAGGGCGCCGCCGTGCTCAAGCTCCGCAAGACAGGTTGACTTGTGGAAGATCTTCCACAAGTTGAGTCGGCGGGAACGACTTCCGCCAGATCTGACGGAAGTGGAGCGGGATGGCAGAGTAGCCTCGCCGCGGAGGCTACTGCTCCGTGTAGAACAGAGGTTTCAATACCGATTCTGGAACGAACCGCAGCGCCTGCCGGTAAATGGCCCGCAAGGTCCCCTTGTCCACTTCTCGATGACAGGACAACATGGCCAACCGATCGTCACCGGACAAGACCCTGAGCTTCGGCATCAGGCGGCGGCGTCCAGCTCCAGCGTGGCGACGATAGTCGGGTGCTCAGCCAAGCCCAGTTCCGCCAGGTCCTCCCCTTCCAGGTGCAGGTGGATGGCCTCCCGGATGTTGGCGGCTAATTCGTCGAGGGTCGGCGCCTGCGTCACAACCGGCAGGTCCAGGCATTCGGCAACATACTGTTGCTCGCCCTTTGAAATGCGCACTTGGATGGTTCGTTTCATCGAGCCCACCTGCTTTTGGCAGTAGGATACCGCAGACGGCGCCTCAGAAACCATGGCCACGGTTCGGGTGTATGTGAAGAAGCAGCTCCGGCTCGACCGGCTCAACTTTCCCCAGCGGCAGATGTATGAGCTGGGCTCAGCGGGCGTCGCGGCGGTGAAGGCGCGGCTGGCGGCGGCGCAGGGACCTACGGATGCGCCGACCAAGCCGCTCACCAAGCGCTACGCGATCTTCAAGACCCGCCAAGGCAAGGGCAACCGCCGCAACCTGACCTTCACCGGCGACCTGTTGCGCAACTTCCAGGTGCGCACCGTGAGCGAGAACCGCGCCAAGGCCGGCGTCTCGACTCGCAAGGAGCGCATCAAGGCGTGGGCCAACCAGAAGCGCGAGGAGTGGATGGTCTTTTCGCCCAAGAACAAGGCGGCCGTCGTTGGAGCCGCGCGGAAAATGCTCGAGGAGATGAAGCCTCGTTTGCTCGTCGAGCGCGCCTTGGGAGGCAAGCAACAATGATCAACCCGGCGGAACTGGTCGATGAGCTGGTCGCGTTGCTGCGCGATATCCCGGAGCTGGTGGCCGAGATGGAAGGCGATGAGCAGCGGATCTTCGCTTATCACGATCAGTACCCGAAGCGGGTCAGCCTCGCGGCGGCGGTTCACCAGATGCCCGCGCCGGGGATCCTGGCCGCCTGGCAAGGCACGCAGCCGGGGAGTTTCGGAAGTGTCGACGTCTGGCGTCATCAGGTCACGCTCTACCTGCGGGCGCACGAGACCTTTGATGGTGACCCGCCCACGGCCTACTACCGGCTGTTCCGGCTGATCACCAAGGGTGTGCCGGCGTCGTTGGGCGTGCCGATGCTCAACGCGGCGGTCCATCCTTCCTGTTACCCAATGGACCTGCCGCAGATCCAGCGGCAGACCGACGCCGAGGGGCTGGACTATTTTGAAATGCCCCTGAGTTTCACGGAGATGGGAGATGAGTGAACAAGTGGTCATGATCTCGCCTGAGGGCGAAGTGCGGCGCGTGGCGGCGCGGCCCGAAGTTCTGGTGCCGCTGATGGTCCGCGGCTATCGGCAGCGGAACGAACAGGAAGATGAGGAGGCAACCCCTGATGTCCGTCGCGCGGATGCAGGAAATCCAGATCTGCTTCGGTAAGCAGAAGCAGGCCGACATCGCCACGGCCAACACCGCTGGGCAGATGTGGCAACTGCGCAAGCTGAACGCTGCGCTGGCCAACCCCAAGCTCAACACCGAGAATGACGCCGAGGAGTTTGGAAAGGGGCACGAGTTCGCCACGCACTCGTTCCCGGCCGCTTGGGATACGGGCGGGACGCTCGAGAAATACTTAAGCGCGGAGATTGCCGCTTGGGCCATGGCCTTTGGCCTGGGCAAGGTGGTCAAGTCGGGCTCAGCGCCGAACTTCACCTACACCTCGACGCCGCTGTTTCCCGCTTCGGGCGATGCGGCCGAGCTGCCCTACTTTTCTTTCGTTGAGCAGATCCGGCCCGGCGCGGGCGCCGTCATCGACCGCATGGCGGTGGGCTGCGCCGTCGAAGGCTGGACCATCTCGATCGGCTCGGGTCCGGGCCGCGCCAACTCGAAGATCACTGTTGAGTTCGTGGGATCGGGCAAGTACATTGAGCCCTCGGGCATCACCATGCCGGCGGCGACGGTGGAGAAGCTGCTGCCATCGGCGTCGCTGGCGCTCACGATCAACGGCGTCAACTACGTCTCGAACAAGAACATTGTTTCGCTCGAAACCTCCTGGAAGAACAACGTGCGGCTGGACGGCGGTTTCTACCCCGGCTCGGGCTTCCAAACGCCCGGCGACGGCTCAAGCGGGGCCATCCGAGGGCGGCTTGAGTTCGGCAACCGCCAGGGCGCGCTGCGCTTCGTCGCCCGCTTTGAGAACGGCTCGACCGAGCTCACCAAGCTGCGCCAGCAGACGGCCGGCACGGCGGTGATCTCGCTCACCTACGACTCGAACAACTCGCTCGAGCTCACTTGGCATAAGGTCTCGTTTGCGACCGCGGAGGTCGGCGAGACGGACGGCATCGTCACGGTTTCGGTTGAGTGCCTGCCGATGTGGGATGAGGCCAACGGCGTCGTTTCGGCCGTGGCGAAATGCGGCGTGGATGGGATCTGCCAGTAGAAAGGACCTTCTTATGTTTGACGCAAAGCAATCCATCACCATCCACCTGCGCACGCCCGAAGGCGTAAAGCCGGTTCGCGTGCGCTTTCCGAGTGACGAAGAGTGGATCGACCGCCAGAAGAGGCGCAAGGTCATCGTGAAACAACTGGGCCGGGGCGTCTCCGAGACGACGATCCCTGACTCTCACGATGCCGACGCCGCGCTGCTCGCCAAGATCCGTCTGGCCGACGAGAACGCGCCCGAGGTGGACGCCTTCGAGGCCAGCCGGATCATCGAGCAGTTGAGCCAGGCCGATGTCGACGACGTGGTCCAGGCTGGCGACGGCTTCCGCGTGACGATGCGCGTGCTGGGTGGCACGGTAACGCATGTGCTGCGGATGCCCTCGGCCAAGGACGTCTTCGAATACCGCCGCGGCTTCGCGCGCGTGCTCGATCTGCCTTACAACCGCCAGGAGTTGATCATTAACCTCACACCGGCGGCGGCGCTCTACAAGAAGCTGGTGGACTCCACCGAAGGCTACGCGGGCGAGGCGCCCATCATCCACCAGGCCGTGGCCGTAAAAGCCGCCATCGACGCCCTCGACGGCGCCTTCGCGGAGTCCTCGGACCCAAACTAACACCGGCGGAGTGGCCGGAGCGGCCCTCCCTGCGGTTCCTGATTCACTGGGCGCTGCGCCGCGAAGAGCTCTGCGACCCTGGTCTCTGTCCGGACGCGCCCGACGACGGTGGCCGCTGTGATCACTGCCCGCTGGACAAGCTGGATGCGGCTCAATCCTCGGAGGCCGGTCTGTTGTTGCGTCTCGCGATTGACCTTCGCGCGGCGTTGAAGTTGGGCGTCCGAATCGGCCTCGACGAGATCCGCGCGGATGAGTTCGCAGCGATGGTCATCCTGGAAGAGGAACGTGAACGGCTGGACAGTGAACGGATCGAGGCTCAATGATCTTAAGCGGCTTGATGGATGGGCTCGTGATGCAGAACCAGAAGCTGCTCGCCGGACACGGCCAACGAGGCATATGTTCTGCCAGCGTCATCGCTGAATTCCACCTCGTACACACCGGGGGCGAGGCGTTCGACGACCGTCCCCACCTGGCCGCGAACCAAGCCGCGCTCGGGCAGGTCGGCCAGCAGGGCAACCACGCTGAGCAGTTCAAGTTCCGCCATGGCAGGCCTCAATCCAATAATACATGACAACTCGTGAACCGCGGAAAGTCCTCACCAGTAAGTACGATCCAGGCACTACGAATGCGGGCTCGCCTTCCAGCCCTCACGAAATCGAAGTCGACCGCATAGCGCTGGCCGTATTCATCTGCCGTGCCCACGATCGCCTCGCCCGTACGCGCTGCGTCCAAGAGGGCCTGCCGAAGTAACTCGGCATCGGCGGCGGTGAGGCCCACAGTCGCGGCAAACACCCGCGCCTTGTGACGGCCTCGTGGATGAGTGGGGCTGAGACAGTAGTGGCGAAGCTTCACGATATCGACGACGGCACGGTCGGCGCCCGGCAAGAGCATCAAGTGTCGATCCTACCAACTTCTTTCGATACCCATGTCTGACAACAGACTCGAATTCGTCATTGAAGTGGATGCCAACCGGGCCAATGCATCCATCAAGACCGTCAACGCGAATCTCTCCAGAATGGAAGTGGCGGCGGCCAACAGCACCCCGCTGTCCAGAAACGTTCGGATCATTCGATCTAGCGCACTCCGCCGCGCCGTTCGGCCACCTCGCGCTCCAGTTCCCGCCGGGAGAGCAATTTCTCCCCAGAGGCAGCAATCCTGTCGCTGATCCGCCGCAACTTCCGGCCTAAAGCCGACGCCGCCCCTCCACTCCGCTTCAGGGAAGGCCGGGCAGCAGGTCTTTCGGCAACCTTGGGCATAACCTTATCTTAAAGCAGCCTGGCCGCTAAGTGCCTTCAGACAACCGTCTCGAGCTCGTCGTGGAAGTGGACGCCAACCGGGCAATGCGTCCGTCAAGAGCGTCAATGCAAATCTGTCAAGCATGGAAGTGGCGGCGGCAAAAAGCGCCTAGGCCGCCTCGTGAACTGGCCGATAGTGCAGGCGCATGAGTTGCCCCGCCTCCAGAGCCACTGTCGCGTATGTGCGCCCTTGGTCATCGCTGAATTCCACCTCGTACACACCGGGGGCGAGGCGTTCGACGACCGTCCCCACCTGGCCGCGAACCAAGCCGCGCTCTGGCAGGTCGGCCAGCAGGGCAACCACGGAATGCAGGCTGACTTCGGAAGCCGATCTTCCTTGCCGGTTGTCTTCCATGCTCAGGCAGATCTCCGGACCGGAACGAAGCGGATCTCCACACGCCGGTTCAAGGCCGCTGCGATCCGGCGCAACATGGCCAGGGAGTGACCTTCATAGTCGGCATCCTCGAGGCGTGAGATCACCGACGCCGTAGTGCCGATCATCTTGGCCAATTGGGCTTGTGTCAAGCCGGCCTTTGTCCGAAGTTCATAGATTTTCCGGGCGACCTCGTCGTCGGCTCGGGCCTCTTCCAATGCCTTCAGGCGCTCTGGCCGCCCCTGAAAGAATCGCCGGTGAAGAATCTCCACCGCATCGCTCGTAGACTTTCGTTTGCCGCTCATTGTGAGACCTCCTCGAAATGGCTGTGTCCGGCCGGATCGGCCTCGAAGCACTTCTTGCGCTGAATCGCCCGGTCGATCTCCTTCGCGGGGACTGCCCCTTCTTTCACAATGCCGTGGGAGACGACCGCAGCGACTGTCCCATGGAAAAAGTACAAGATCCGGAAGTGCGCGTGCTGACAGCGGACGCGAAGTTCATAGATCCCGTCCCGCAAGTAGTCCGCCTCCGGGCGGCGCAGCTCATGCCCCAACTCGCGCAGCCGTTCCAGCCGGAGCAGGCATTTCGCCTGCGCCTTGACCGGTAAGCCGCTGTACCAGTCAAGAAACGGGCAGGCGCCGTCTTGCTCGCCGTAAAGGACGACCTTTGTCCTTGGCATCCTAATCCAGTCTATTCGCAATATTGCGAAATCGCAAGAGCCGCTCTTCGCATGGCCGACAACCGTCTCGAGCTCGTCGTGGAAGTGGATGCCAGCCGGGCTAATGCGTCCCTCAAGGGCGTCAACGCGAATCTCTCCAGCATGGAAGCCGCGGCCGTCAAGAGCGCCCGGGGCGCATCGCAAGGCATCGACGGCATGACCGCCAGCATGACGAAGGCCGTCGTCGCCGGCCTGGCCATCTATGGCGCGCTCATGTCCGCTGCGCGCGCCATTCAATCCCTGACGATTGGCGCTCTTGAGCAGCAGGACGCCATGGGCAAGGCCGCGCAGAAAGTTGGGCTGAGCGTAGCGGCCTATTCTGAGCTCAAGCAGGTTGCCGAACTGTCGGGCATAAGCGCGGAGCAGCTCGCTACCTCCGTCGGAAGTCTCTCGCGCAACATGATGGAGGCCGCCAAGGGAGCCGGGGAGCAGAGACGCGCCTTTGAGGCGCTCGGCGTGTCCTTCCGCGACCAGCGCGGGCAACTCCGCAATGCCGGAGATGTCCTGGAGGATCTGGCCGACCGCTTCCGCCAGATGCCGGAGGATGCGACTCAGGTGGCGCTCTCCATGACCCTGCTCGGCCGCTCGGGCCGGGAGATGATTCCGTTTTTGAATCAGGGCGGATCAGAGATCCGCCGCTTGCGGCAGGAGGCGCATGACTTTGGCCTGGTGGTTGGCGAAGATGCGCTCCGGGCCGCCGGGCAGTTCACCGACAACCTCAGGCGATTGCAATCGGCGATTCAAGGCCTGAAGTTCGCCCTGGCCAATGAACTCACGCCGCGGCTGGTTGAACTCACCGACAAGATGGTCCGTTGGGTAAGAGGCGGTGGTCTGCGGCAAGCGATCACCTATGTCAAGGACCTCGCAAATGCGCTCGCGGAAATCGGAATCGCAATCGGTCTTTATTCGCTGGTGACTGCGATTCCCAAAGTCGCCGCGGCGATAAAGGGCCTTGCGGCTGCCATGGGACTGCTGAGCCCTTGGGCATTGGCTGGCGCTGGTCTGGCTGCGTTCGGTGGGGTGCTCTGGCGCGAGAGGAAGCGCGCCGATGAATTCCGGGAATCACTGGAGCGGCTCAACCGGCAGGCTGAGGTCTTCTCTGGGCTCAAGTCAGGCAAGACGCTGGAGCAGATGACAGCCGCCGGCCTGAGCGAGGCTGAGATTCGGCAGGCGATCGGCGGCCGGTCCATGGAACCATTGGACCTGGAGGTCGAGACCGGCTTTAAGGTGCGCGGGCCTGGCATCAACTTTGAAGAACTGGAAGAGCTCGAAAAGGAGAGGGAGAAGCAACGGGAGGCCGAAAAGCAGGCCCGCGAATATCTTTTGTCGGCCCAAACCGCCGAACTTGGCAACATGGGACGGATCTATGCCGAGAGACAGAAATTACTGAACGTCTACGGTCTGACGGCTGCCGCCATCTGGGATATCAATCGGGCCACTGTGACGCTTGTGTCCAATGAGCTCCAGCGAATCAAGCTAGAGAGCGGCAAGCCTCTGGCGGAGGTGGAAAGAGATGCTGAGGGTGCAAAAGAGAAATTTCTGAACTGGCGCCAGCAGCAGGTTGCCGAGGAGCGCCAGTTCGAGACGGAAACGCTGGAGATTCAACGGCAGGCACTTGAGGCGAGACTCACCTACGAGGAGCAGGCAGCTGAGCATGTCCGGGATTACGAGCTGCGCCATCTGGATCGGATGGAGACCGCGACCGTCCAGCAGCAGCTCGATGGGGTTGCCCAAAAGCTTGCCATCGAGGAGCGCTACTTAATGACCCGGTTTCGACTGCTTGCCGATCAACTCAAGCGCGAGTCCGAAATCGAGCTCGACACGATGGAGACGATCGCCCGGGCGCGGGGCATGGCGGAGGAGCAAATCGCCGCGCGCCGGGACGCCATTCTCCAACAGTACGCCGAGCGCGGGCAGCGGCTCGACGCCGACACGCAGGCGGCACTGGATGCGGCGCGGCAATCGGCAGCCATTCGGCAAACCCAGATCATCCGGGATGAGAACCAGCGGATCTTCGACAGCTTCCGGCGGCAGGCCGAGGGGGTGTTTGATGCCTTGCTGACGAAGGGCCGGTCGATCTGGTCGGCGCTGGCGGACTCGCTCAAGACGGCGCTGCTGACCGCTATCAAAGAGGTCGTGACCTCGCGCATCGCAGCGATGCTGACCTATTTATTCACGGGGCAGCGGGTATCCCTGGCCGGGGCCGCAGGCGGCATACTCGGCGCCGGTGCGGCGCCTGTGTTTGGCGCGATTGGCGGTGGCACCGGGTCGGCAGCGAGTACTCCCGCCGGAGGCCTGGGTGGTTTGACGGGGCTCGGAGCTGGCCTGGGCGTGACTCGGGCGGGACTGGCGGCGATGGCGCCACAACTTGGACTGCTTGGCGCGGGCTTGGGGCTGATGGGTGCATTCCGGCTCGGGCAAGGCGGTGGAGTGGGGCGCGGGCTGGCGCCGGCGCTGGGCGCGATCAGCGGCCTGGCGGGGTTCGGCGCGCTGGCTAGCTTCTTCCCGGCGCTGGTTGCTGCCGGACCAGTGGGATGGATTGCGGCGGCGGGTATCGGTGCGTTCGCCGGAATCCTCGGCATGTTCCGGCAGAGCGCGGAGCAGAAGGTGCGGGAGAAGATCAAGGCCACCTACGGCGTCGAGATCCGCGAGAAGAACATCCTGCGCCAGATCGTTGAGATCGCCAAGCAGGGATTTGGCGGCAACCTCGACATGGCCATCCGCAGCCAGCCGGTGCGGGAACTGGTCGAGCTCTACGCCATGAGCACCGGCCAGAGCACGGCAGGACTGCCGCCTGTCATGCGCCCGGTGTCGATGGTTCAATATGGCGGCGCGCTATTCTCCCAGGGCTCCGGCGGGTTCTCTCTCGACCGGATCGGAGCAGGTGTGGCGTCCAGTGGGACGACGGTCATTAACATCACCGTGCCGGGGGCCAAGGAGTTCTTCGAGCAGGAGACCGTGCGCGTGGTGGTGAGCAACCCGCGCGCGGTGCAATCGGCGGCGATGAATGCGATGAAGCAGAACGCCGGCCGCCGGCAGTCGGCGGCCTTGCAAATGAGTCCAGGGCTGGTGGTGGGATAAGGAGGCGCCAATGGAATGGCAGGCAGTCACGGCCCTGTGCGCCGTGGCCGTGATCGCATCCACGGTGGTGGGTGTCTTTGTGCGGCAGAGCGTGGGCGAGGCCATCGCCCGGCTGAAGTTCGAACTCCTGGAGCTGCTCGATGAGCGCTACATCCAGCGCCGGGAGTGGCAGCAGTGGGTGGAGCGCTGGAGGCTGCGGCAGGATGACGCGAGCGGAACTGATTGACCGCCTTGCGCGGGCGATCGCCGAGATGGAAGGGTTCTTTGTGAGCGAGCCACAGGCCCGGGCGCGCAAGATCCGCTATCCGACGCTGGCCCAGATCAACGCGAACCCCGGCAACCTCCGCCAATGGCGGGACAGCCGCGGGCTGCCGTACCCGACATCGAATGGATATGTCGACTTCGTCGCCTGGGCTTCGGAGCGGTTCCCCGGCGTGAGCCGCGAGGAGCTGAGCCGGCGGGCGCTGGAGGAGGGCTGGCGGGTGCTGCGGGTGCTCATTGGCCAGTATCTGGATGGCCGCTACACGCAGGGCAGGCCGCCGACCTGTGAGGAGATGTTTCGGGCGTATGCGCCCTCATCGGACAGGAACCACCCGGCCAACTATGCGCGGTTCGTGGCAAGCAAGCTCGGCGCGCGCCCAGACCAAAGACTCATCGACCTGGTGACGGCCTGATGCCCGGATCGGTACAGAACGCAGCGCCCCTCACCGTACTCCCGGCCAGCCTCTCGCACGCTTTCACCCACGAGCGCGAGTACCCGGTCTTGGACAACGAGTATCGCAACGGCGAATCGCAGCGTTCGGTTCAGGCGGCCAACAGCCGCAAGCGCTGGCGGCTGGCGAAGCGGCTCACTCCATTGCAACTGGCCGCCCTGCGCGGCTTCTACGACGCCCGCAAGGGTCCGGCTGAGCCGTTTTGCTTCTACGATCCCTGGGAGACCGTCCCAAAGTTCAGCTATGACCCAACTGGCCAGGCCACGCAGGGGCGGTACACGGTGCGGTTCAACGGTCCGTGGGAACAGGCTACTTCGCTTGCGCACACGGAGCTGAGCTTCGAGTTGATCGAGCTTGCCTGATCCGAGCAGCCATCCGTCGTCAGCTTGTGCGCCGGAGTTCCTCACGGATCACCCGTCGCAGCGTGGCTTCCAGCGGCTGCCCCGCTTGCTCGATATGCCGCCGCAAGGCTTCGTTGATCAGGGCTTGATAGCTGCCGCCCCCGGCGCGATGCACCTGCTCGCGAAACCACGCCAAGACGTCATCATCCAAGCGAATGGTAATGCGTGTCTTGCCCTTCGCCACGCGAACCACCGGCCCGCGCCGGGCCTTGGAGAAATCATATTCTCTTTTCATCTTCCTTCCTCATATTGCTCGCGCTCCCGCGCTGTGGCGGGCCGCGCCGAAATCAGCCGGATCGTATCGCCCCCCACGTGTACACGACCACCAGCACCCGGCCAAGCCAGTCCATCCCGATGGTGATCCATCGTCGCTCCTGTTCAGCGCGCGGGTCCTCGATGGTCAGGGCACGCTCGTCTTCGAACACGCCTGCCGCGTCCGCAAAATCGACCCCGTGCTTCTGGAGATTGCGCCGGGCTTTCGCGGCATCCCATTGGTAGGCCACCTTCCAATAGTATGCACAACTGTGCACTACGTCAAGCCCGGGTGCGGTCCAGCCGCCGCGCCGTCTGCCTCCCGGAGATAAACCAACTTGCCTGACTATATCGGCAACATACCAGTCCCGGAGATTACGCCATCCGGAACGTTCCCGCTCGTGCCGGACTACCCGCTGGAGGTGCGCCGTGACCATGAGGTCGTAGTGCATCCGTTCGGAAGCGGCAATGCCAAGATCGAGCAAAGGCTTTTGCTCGGCACCGGCGCCCGGCGATTCACCGTCCGCAAGCAGGCACTCCGGGACGCCGATCGCATAGCGCTTCGCGACTTCTGGGAGACGAAGTACGGGCCTTACGGCGCGTTCACGTTCAACGCTCCGAACGACAACGGTATCGGGACCACGCCGGTCACATGCCGCTTTGCCAATGAGCCGCTCTCCTGGGAGATGGTAGCGGATTGGGCCTGCTCAATCGGCGTGACGCTGGTCGAAATCCCCGCCGGGAACCCGTCCTATCCGCTCAGTCAGACCGTCAACCGCTTCCCGCCAGCCGCACTCCAGACCGCGCTGTTGTCCCAGGTGCAGGAGATTATCCCACTCGTAAAGATTCAACCGCTCCAGCCAAGCTACCCGGCGATCTACCTCTCCGACCGGCGCTGCACCATCGGCGGCCAACTCTACCAGGCGCGGCTCGTCGAGTTTGAGGGGATCTCCCAGTCTCTCGGCGGGGAGTCCGATGAGGCCCAGTTCACCTTCGGCAACGCCGACCGGGTCATGCGCGATCTGGCCAACGACGTGGATCTGTACCGGGCGGCGGTTCAGTTCTCGCTCTACCACGTCGGCACTGGGATCAAGCTTGATCTGTGGCAGGGGCATGTGGTCAACTGGTCCTGCGACCAGGGGCCGGAGTTTCATCTCATTGCCGCAGACGGTCTCTACGAACTCAACCTGCCGTACCCTACCCGGAAGATCTCCCGCACTTGCTGGAAGCAGTTTAAGGACGGCGTAAGCTGCCCGTACAGCGGCCCGGACACGTCCTGCGACAAGGGCTTCGATACGCCGAGCGGCTGCCGGGCTCATGGCATGGACAACTACTTCGGAGGCATCCTCGCCAAGCCGCAGAGTGTTCGCATCAAGGACAACTCGACGGGAACATGGGGCTTCCGGCGGTCCACCATTACCAGCACGTCGTTGGTGTCTGAGTCCATCTACGACCAGGTGGTGCCGGAGATTTACACGGATTCGGCCATGCCGGTCAACTGCAAGATCGCCATGGGCCGGGAAGAGTCGGACTTCTACGCCGCCGTGGGGATCGTGGGCGAGGGGCCGATCGGCGCCTTCGGAACAGGCCACACGCTCGACAACCAACTTCACCACGGGCCGGGCGACTTGGGGCTGTACTTCAACACTGGGCCGGACCCGAATCCGCTGACGTTCGGCTTCGACACCGACAACGCACCCGAGCGGGCCGCCGGCACGGCCTTCCTGATGATCCGGCGCATGGACCAGAAGGGCTTTCAACCCTCGAAGCTCGAGGAGCACTCCATGCAGGCCGTCATCAACCAAGGCCTCGGGGGATGGGCGTGGAGTGCGCCGGGTCAGCGGGCATGGATTCCTGGTCTTACAAATCCCATCTGGATCGCGGTCAACATGCTGCTCCGGGCGCGGGGCCTACGGTTTGCCAGCGCATCGGTCTGTGAGCAGTACTTCGACGTCGATGCGGCCATAGCCGCTGCCCAGATCTGCGACCAAACGGTGACCAGCCTGTTCCCGCGCAAGGTCAAGGTCTGGGTCGAGGATGCTCCGGGCTACTACGACGAGCAGGGCCAATGGCATGAGCCGGAAGGTCACTACGAGTGGCAGGAGATCAACCAGGAGACTCAGTTCAAGTTCCGGGGCGCGCTTCAAGAAGAGAAGCCGCTGCGCGACTGGCTCCAGGAGGTCCTGGCCAACTGCCTGGGCTACTACACCTTCGCCAACGGCAAGCTGAAGCTGGGCATTCGGGTGAACTCCTCGACCGTGGAGGCCTTCACCGAAGGCAACATCCTGTTCCGCAGCCTACAGCTTGCGCCGCTCAAGCCCAGCTTCAACCACCTGACGGCCAACTTCGCCGATGAGGAGTTTGACTTCGCCGGCAACTCCATCTCGCTTTACGACGCCGATCATGCGTCGCTGTTGGGCGGCGGGTCCGGGCCGCTCTACCTTAAGGCGAACCTCAATCTGGCCGGCACCGCATCCAAGTCTCAGGCAGCCCGAATTCTCACCACCCGGCTGCGCGAAGAGCTCGGAGGCATCACGCCGGCCGAATGGAAAGCCGCGCGCCAGGTCGCCTTCAAGACCACCGTGCTGGCTCTCAACACCGAGCCCGGCATGGTCTGCTCGCTCACCCATCCCGACATGCCTGGCGGCGCGGGCGAGTTCCGGGTCACCGGCTGGCGGCTGAACAAGGATTACTCCATCGAGATCGAGGGCCGGACCACCACGGACTCGATGTACGACCTGGCGATCGGGCCGAAACCGGCGGACGTGCCGCCGAGTGAGGTGCCGGTTGAGCCTGGCTACAGCCAGGCCCCCCACGTCAAGGTCTTCCGCGCCGGGAGATTGCAGCAGGACGGGCAGTTTGCACCGGAGATGTACTGGGACGACCACCGCCAGCGGATGCTGATCGACTGGGCCTGTCTTGCGCCCGAAGACCGCACCAACTGGTCCGGGGTGCAGGTCTGGATCAAATCGCCTCGTACGGGAGGAGGCTACGACTACACGCCGGCCACCGATCCGATTCCGCAGACCCAGTTCACGCTGCCGCGCCGGGTGGAGGGGGGAGGTCAGCAGGTCCCGTACCTCTACGACACCATCGCCATTGAGCCTGAAAGCATCCCGCAGCCGCCTCAGACCTGGACGCTGATCTGCGCCAGCATCAGCCGCTTCGGGACACTCAATCGGGACGCCGAAGGCAATCCGCTTGGCCTGACCGTGCAGTTGATGACCCTGCCGAGGGCGGATTACGTCTCGAACTTCGCTGCCGAGGCCGTCTACGAGATCACCGAGAGCGGCGACCAGCAGTTCCGGCTGAGGGGCTCTTGGACGAATCCCACGACGCCGCGCTACAAGGGCGTGCGCATCCTCATGCGCGGGTGGGAGTCGGCGGACATCACCGTGGCCGACGCTCCCGAGGGCGCCTCCTCGTTCGCTTCCCAGTCCTGGCCCGTACCCCAGGCGGCCAAGAACATTACTGTCTACGCCGTCCCGGTCTATGGCGATGGGACGGTGGGCGCCGTCGTGCCTGGCTCCACTCCATCAGTGGCGCTGACGATCCAGCGGCTCACCGGCGACGCCGGGCGGGAGTACGCCGATCTGGTGACGGGGTTCACTGCCGCCGTCGCGAGCCCGGCTTACGCGGTCAACGGCCAGGGCCAGCGGGTGCTGCGGGTCAATCTGTCGTGGTCCAACCCCTCCGATCCGCGCTTCGGCGGGGTGGCGCTTTATGTCAACTGGATCGATGGCCGCACCTACCAGCTTGCCAGCTTCGAGCGCGGGACGAGTTTCGCCTGGGAGACAACCAATTTCCCGTCATCTGCGGCCAACGCCACCTTCTACGCCCGCAGTGTAGACACCAACAACCGCGTGAACAGCTATGTGGGTGGCGTGACACCTGCGCAGACCATTCAGATCCCGGCTCCAACCTCAGACAACGCGCCTGCGGAGTGGTGCGCTCATGTCACTGGCTTCAACGCCTCGGTCTCCTACCCGGCGACGGCGGACGGGACCGCCCGGGCGGTGGTCACCTGTACCTTCACCCCGCCGAATGATCCCCGCTGGGGAGGGGTGAGCATCCGCACCACGACCGATTTCGCGGTCTACATCGGACGGGTGGAGGGCTCCAGGTCGCCCCTGACGTTCGAGCTGCCGGTGGGCATTACGCCGACCACGTTCTACGTCGCCGCCGTCAGCTTCGACGTGAACGGGCGCATGAACACGCCCGCGATCGGAGCCGGAACTCCCTGGCAATCCATCATCGTGGGCAACGCGGCCGGCCAGCTTGATCTCTCCCGAGCCAAGCCGACCAGCTACGACCCGGATATCTTCACCGTAACCGATGGGAAGTTCAAGGTCTGGCAGTTCAACGGCAGTCTGATCGTAGCTGGCACTGTGTCGAGCGACAAACTCGCCACCAACGAGATCATGGTCGGCGGCGGTGGGAACAAGCCGGGGAAGTTCGGAGTCTACAACGCGCTCGGCCAACAGATCGGCTTCATTGGTGTCGAGGGGACGAATGAGGGCGCATGGTTCAAGACCGCCCGCATCGGCGGGACGAGTTACTCGAACGCCCCATTGATTGCGGATGTCAACGGGAACGTGTCGCTGAATGATGCCACGATCCAGGCATCCGGGTCGTGGACGGACTCTTTCGGCGTAAACCGGTCCCAGACTTTCTCGGTGACGCCGGCATCCACGCAGATTGTCGTGCTGACGGAGACAAGCGCAAGCATCGACGCCAGCAAGCGCAGCCGAACCGTGTTGGGAAGCGGCGGAATCGACATCAGGGCTGCCGACGGCGGATCATACCCCCGCCTGCTTCTTACCAGGGGTCACAATCCAGGTGGGGGTGGGGGATTGATTCCAGAGGTGCTACTTGCGAACTTGCTGGTGGATGCTGGCCAAAATTCGTCCGGTCAGTTTGCTCAGTTTTTTGTTCAAGCATCCCGCTACCCAGTTACGGGCGTAACTGGGTGCAGTCTCAGTATTTGGTCCAGCGTGCCAGGCCAGGTTAGCGAATTTCGGATAGACGCAACCGCGGGGCAACTCGCAACCATGTCCGTCAAGAACATGAATGTAACTGTGGACGACAGCCCTGCCTTCACCGGCGCCGTCCAGGTGAAGAAGCCAGATGACACGACGGCCACCCTCACGTTCAAACGGGGCTGGCTCGTAGGAGTGAGTTAAATGACCATCACCATTGAAATCGACGACAACACCTTCAACGCCATCGCCGAGCACATCTGCGGCCTGCGCAAGCCGCCGCGTCAACTGGAGAACGGCGCGGTGATCTCCGAGCCGCTGTTCGAGGGGCCTGAGCAATACATCGAAGAGGTCTTGGCGCAAAACTTTGTGCGCATCTTGGAGGCCAATCCGACGCCGGAGATGATTCAGGCGCGACAGCAACTTGAAGCCGCGCAACGGGCCATGCTCGCGGCAGCCAAGCCCGCCGTGAGATCTGAGCGAAGCCTGCTGAAGCAAGAGCCGGGGAAGTAAGGACGCAACATGGGCGATAAGAGCTACGCCTGGGCCAATCAGATCCTCAACGATCTGCGGTCGCAATCCCTCGAAGTGGCGCTCTACACCACCCTGACGGACAAGAACGACTCCGGCGGCGTGGAGGTCTCCGCCCCGGAGTACCAGCGGCAGGCAATCACACTGAGCGTCCCCAGCAACGGCCAGTGCGCGAACACGGCTGAGATCCTATTCCCGGAGGCAACTTCGGCCTGGGGCACGGTCGTGGGGTTCGGCATCCGGGTGGTGGGAGGGGCGCTGCGCTATGTGGACACATTCACCGGCGGGCCGGTCACGGTGAGCGCGGGGCAGCAGCTTCGATTCAAGGCCGGACAGCTTCAGATTCAGGAGAGTTGATATGCGCAGAGTGATCCCCCTGATCCTCGTGTCTCTGTGCCTGCTGGCGCAGAACCCGAACACGGCCAAGTATCCATCGCAACTGGCCACCGATCAAGACCTGCTGGTGGCCCGCGACAACTCTGCCTCCACCCTCACGGCAGGGATCAACTCCACCACGCTGTCGATCCCAGTGGCCGACGGATCGAAGTTCACCGCCTATGAGCTCGTCACCATCGACTCCGAGCTAGTTCTGATCTGCTCGGCGGCCGGCAACACCCTGACGGTCTGTTCCGGTGGGCGTGGATTCGGCGGTACCACTGCCGCCGCGCATGACTCCGGGGCCGCCGTGGACGGCTTCATCAACGCCTGGCACCACAACCAACTGGCCGCTGAACTCAAGACCGTGCAATCCTCGCTCGGCGCGAACTTGGGCAACGTGGCGCTGGCCGGCCACAACCACGACGGCACCTACCAGGCGCTCAGCCAGCGCAACCAGGCCAACGGCTACGCCGGGCTGGACGCCTCCGGCTTGCTGGCCGTGTCTCAAATCCCAGGCCTTCCGGCCACCAAGATCACCAGCGGGCAGCTTTCCACCGCCTATGGCGGCACCGGACGAGGGGTGACCTGGACGCCCGGCTCCGTGCTGTTCATTACCTCCTCGAATGTCTTCGAGCAAGACAACGCCAACCTGTACTGGGACAACACCAACAAGCGCCTGGGGATCGGGAACAACGCCCCCACAGAGAAGCTGGAGGTCACGGGCAACGTCAAGGCCACCACGTTTATCGGCAGCTTGAACGGCGCGGCGCCCTGGAGCCAGCTCAGCGGCAAGCCGTCGCTGGCCGGCACCGGAAGCTGCACGAACCAGTTTGTGCGCGGACTGAATGCCGAGACAACGCCGACCTGCGCCACGGTTGGGACGGCGGACGTGGCGACTGCGCTCAAGACGGGTGTCATCAACTACACCTTCTTCGACGTGAACAACGACCTGCCGGACACTCTGGACATCGACAGCATCTTCGTCAACCGGGGGCCGGACATCACCATCACCGAGGTCTACTGCGAGATCAACGGCGGCAGCGCCTCGATAAACCTCCGCCGTGACGACGGCTCACCGGCCAACATCCTGTCGAGCAACCTGACCTGCTCGACTTCGGGGGCCACGACGACCTCGTTTGTGAGCGGCGAAACCAGCATCACCTCCGGCTACAAGATCGACCACGTGACTGTCTCGGTCGGCTCCGGCCTGCGGCGTATGAACATCGCCATCAAGTACACGGTGAACTGACATGAGGAAAAGTCTTTGCCTTCTCCTGCTTGCCTCCGGGCTGGCCGCCCAGGACCGCGTCGAGACCCTGCTCAGCAAGCTGGCCGAATCACCCAGGCTGGCGCGGATCGAGGGCGCCGTCGAGCAGCGTCGGGATCTCTCGGGGGTGACATACCGGGTTGCGCCGAACCAGTACCGGGCGGTGTTTGGCTCTGGCTTGACGTGGAGGGATGAGCGGGGCGAAATCCAGCTTGCCGAACCGCAACTCTGGCAAACCGACCGCGGCTGGACGCTGACGGGCGGGCCGGTGCGGACGCGCATCACCCGTGGAGTTGACGGCGACGTGGTGGAGTTCTGGCGGGTGTTGGACGGCCAGTGGGTCAACTCGCTCACCATGCGGCCGGGGAAGCTGGAACACGAGAGCGACTTCCGGTTCCGGCTGAGCGCCTACGGGCTGGACTGGACCTTCGAGGTCACAGGACAGGGCTTCGACCTGCGCTCCGCGCCGATTCCAAAGTCTCTCGGAGAGCGGACCTACGCATGGCAGATCTCCGGGCCGCTGAAACCGGATGAGGCTGGGAATCTCACGGGTGAAGGGGGCACGCTCATCACTCGGGCTGTGATGCTTGGCGCGAATGGGAAGCGGCATCCATGCAGCGGTTGGAGTCCGTCCGCTGAAGGGTTCGCGTTCGCCTGCGACGATTCTGATCTCCCGCCCGAGGCGTTCCCCTACGTCATCGACCCGACCGGAACCTACTACGCCGGGGAATTCATCTGCGCTTATGGGAACGGCGGACAGTGGGTGCCATCGTATGTGGGAACTGCGGGTCCGGCGGAAGTCACCGCCGGGTACGAGTACAGCTACGTTTGGGCGTTGCTGGCGTTCAAGTTCGATACGTCGCCCATCCCCGACAATGCCACCATCACCGCAGCCCAACTCTACCTCTATTTAAACAGCATCACCAACCCGGAGAGCCGAACGCTGGCGATTGAGTGGTACAACCCAAACAACTGGTCCGGCGAACAGGTGTACCAGCAGACGCCCGTCAGCGGGAGCATTCTATCCTCCTGGACGCCGCAGTCAATGGTATGGAATGGCGTCCTCCTCGACCCCAGCAACATCTCCAAGACCGGCTATACGGCGATTCGGATCTCTGCATCTTCAACCTCTCCCACGCCGACGCAGCTTAACTCTTGGACTTTTGGTGCACCAGGGTGGGGCAATCCACCTTACATCGAGGTGACTTACACCGTACCGCCCTCCGCGGTCCAGGTGATCGTGGTCACGTCCGGTCCGGCGAGGTAACGACATGCCACTGTTCGGCAGGGGCAGATTCGGTGAAACCCGCTTCGGCGGCGCCAGCCGGTTCATCGACGTGGCTGGTCTGGCTGGTGGGGAAGGTGCAGTCAGCGGGACCACGTTCCTGCTCGCCTCCGTCCAGGGAGCCGCCCAGGGGGATGGAGAGGTAACGGGCTCCGCCTTTCGCACCGGCGTGCTGATCTCGCTGCTCGGTGCGGCCGCCGGCGATTGCGATGCCATTGCCCAGGCAGTACTCGCTCTGTCCGCCGCCGGGCTGATCGGTGGGGATGGCGACGTTGCCGCCGCCCTGAGCATCCGCCACAGCCTGGCAGGGCTGGCTCACGGCGAAGGAGACGTGCGCGGCTCACTGGCTTTCGCCGGTCTGCCGCCCCCATCACCAGCCGCCATCAGGGTGGCCAGGTGGCTCAGGAGGCCGGGCTCGGCATAGCACCTCACTCCCCTGCCTGTTTCGTCAAAGCCTCGGGCCGCATGCCGCAGGCAGAATGCGGCCCATCCCCAGCAGCACCGTCAGTCAACGTGTCGCTCAGAAAGACCGGCCCAGCTCCGGTTTCGATAAAATCCGCAATGGGTTTCGATTGCCAGTGCGCAAACTGCGATTTCACAAGGTCCGCTGGATGGCCGGGTACCCCTTCGAGGTCCTCTCCTGGCCCCGCTCGACCAGCCGCTATCTTATGGGCAACTTCAACTCCGGCTGGCCCTACGATCGCGACTACCTGGCCGCACGCCGTACGCTGCTCCCCCTCATCGGGCTCTGGGACTACGACCAGCTGTGCCTGTACGCTAACCGTGGATAAAGACGAGAAAACATTTTATGGTAACGATGTTTTGGGCCCTTAAGCGGGCATCGCGCCTGCCAGGTGGAAGCCGAAGCAGGCCTCCCTTCGGGCTGAGATCGGCCATTAGCGGGGTCACGGTTCGCCGCCCTTCTATCGCCGGGTGAATGAGATCTTGGAACGGGCCAAGTTCGATGCCTACGTCGAGCGGATCTTCCGCAAGTGCTACGCCGTGGCCCTGGGCAGTCCGTCCCTCTCGCTTCCGCTGTTTCCTGCTGGGCAACTTCGAAGGAATCGACTCGGAGCGCGGCATCGCCTACCGGGTCTCGGACCCGCTTGGTTTGCGGGAGTTCTTCGGCTTGAGCCTGGAAGGGCGCACGCCGGCACCGTCGTGACGTAGGCGGCGGCGCACGCGGCGCAAGCGGCGGTGTATGCCAACCGGCGGCGGCTGAAGAGCCGGACCGCCAAGGCGCTGATGAGACGTCGCGGGGAACGGATGGAGAGAAGCTTCGCCCATCTGTACGACACCGGCGGCATGCAGTTGGTGCACTTGCGCGGCATGAACAACA